CTCGCATGTTAAGTGTTAAGAGGGGGGGGGTAATAATACTAACGGCCAAAAACCGTGAGTTGCCCCCCCTTGTTCGGCTACGCCTCACCAATCATGACTTTCGCCTTTGACGAAATAATCATAATGCATTCCTGGGACTTGCAAAAGAATTCCAATACCTTTAGCAGCAAACCCACGAGGATTTGTCCAAGGATTCATCCAGAGAATATCGCCGCCCATCTTACGTGCTGGGAGCGATGATGTTTTGACCCAATGGGTAAACAAACTATCCTTTTCTTTGCCACCTGATCGAGAAGATGGGGCTGCAGATTTATACGCATCAGATACATCCGAAATAACGGGAGTAACTTCAGCAACAAATGATTTCAATTCGGGAGATGTCAAAATTTCATGACACTCGACAATATGTCCACCGATTTCAAAATATGATGTCATTCAACCCACTCCATTTCACATGTTATACATTGACAATGATAAACACCGTACTGAGCAACTTCCCAACGGTGCACATCTCCAGACCCACAACGAGGGCAGGAGTCCATCAATACCGCTTCCTATACGTACGCTTTTTCTTTGCAGCAACCAATTTCTTAGTTGACTTGCGGCGGTTGGTATAACGATACCTAACCATTTTTCCGTTTTTCTTGAAAGTTTTTCCATAATTATATTTAGCCATTAAAAACACACTCCAGATAAATGTGCCAAGACACGATCACTCACGCCCAAAAGATGAGCGAGGATTACACAACCGATTAGTTCAATACGGTTTTCTTTTAATAGTGACAGAATACGAGCGCCAGTGAGCGTATTCTTGACTGTTTCAGTTGCAGCTTGTTCTTTAATCATAAAATCACATCTCCGTCATAGGTTCACAAAGGTAACCACGATGATCACCAGGTATCAAATCAATAATAAGACCAAAAGTAGCATCAGAATCACCTGTATTGGTCATATTCAATTTTATCAATCCACAAGGGAAATTTCCACCCTTGATAGAATGCAAATTAACAACTGTCTGAGCAGTGTTCGTCCAGTAATTAAAATCATGGAGTTGAAGTCCAGGACCTTGATTAGCACCACCAGGGTACATAGTATCAAAATGGACACCATCATTCTCAAACGGATAAGGTGCAATATTGTTTTCAGTAACCATATCGGTTAAAACATCATCCTTTTGTTCAGTACCTTCGTTAAACATAGCACCCATCCAATTCTCTGGAGTAGCATTCTGAACATCCGCAGAATCAAGAGGAGTGTTAGGATCTAAGACATCAGGAAGTCCACGAGAAGCAGCATATCCTTCAATAAGAGATACTGCATTGAATCCGGTGACAGCAGAAACACCAGGATAGGAAGCACCTACAGCGATAAGTTCGCTTTCAATAGTTGCACCTTCAGTAGCACCGGCAGCAACAGGGTGAACCACCTTAGAAGGTTCCCATTCACCAGGAGCATATATAGATAAAGCACTTGGTCGAGCAGAAGAAGGCAACAAATTAGCAGCATAACCAAGAGCATGATGTTCATCATCAGCATATATTTTAAAATCCAAAAATTTCGGGCGAATAGAAGGTTGCTCAGAAAGAGCATCACGATTCATACGTGACCAAGCACGGAAAGATTTCTCCCATGCATTGGACATAACCCAAGTATTAGGTAACTTAGCAACTTCAATACTACCTGAAGATATGCCTGTAGCAATTTTAATACCAGCAACAGCCCAATTTATTCCTTGCCGGTAAAAACGGCGATTCATAAGTGAAGCGACTTGACTAAGGTCAATATAAAAAGAAGTACGAGCACCACCTGAAGGAACAGTTTGAAGTGCTGTAGCAGGGAAAAACATAGACTGTACTGCAGGTTGAATCTTAGAACCTCTACGTGAGGATTTACGGCGGGCCATAATTATTCTTCTTCGCCGCCGGTTAATAAGGGTTTCATCAAGGATGACTCATAAACTGCCTTTATGGAACGCCAGTGTGTAAAGTAACACTCTGGGTCTACAGAGCATATCTCAGCAGGAGAAAGACCCTGCCGTAGCAGGGCGAGTGCTCTTTGCTTTGGAGAAATAGCCGTAGATTTCTCTTTTCGCCATTTACCAATTTCAGGTAGAACCTTTACTCTGGTATCCGTTTTACGACAGTAGTCACGGGCCACCTCACGGCTGCCCCTACGGAAATCCAGATTGGATGGCAATATCTTGTACACCTCTTTCAATCTCTTCGATTGCGACCATTCGGTGTACGCTTGTATGTGAAGACTCCCCGTGTCTGGACTCCGCTCAATTTGAGCGATTCCATACTTTAAGCCGGGGGCTTCTATCAGTTCCTGCCAGAAGTCAGTAAAGGCGTCAATAAGTTCCGCTTCATCATCAGTGGCCTCATATCCTATATGTTTAGGCCATACCGTAGAACACCAGTGGCGTTTCTGCTGATTCATAGATGTTCACCCGTTTCAATAAACTTACGTTCAAAACATCCACATGAGTAAACCCAGTCTTCTCCATCAAAAACTGTGTCACTTGCAGGAAACCCGCAAAATTTACAATTCCACAAATTAAGTGTCAATTGTACACTCATCTCCAACACCCACAGTATGTGTAACCACATCTAATACATGGGGTTGTCATTAAAGCCCCTGTAATGGCACCGGGCGCTCGGACTCCACTGCAATGCAGTCGTTCCGTCACGAGCGCGCGGTGACCATTACAGCCGGGGCATCTAACATGGCCAATCCAGCCAGTGTCTCCACAGGCTGTGCACATGTTAATCTTCACATTCACTTTCATGCTCTCTGTCTCTCGCATGTTAAGTGTTAAGAGGGGGGGGGTAATAATACTAACGGCCAAAAACCGTGAGTTGCCCCCCCTTGTTCGGCTACGCCTCACCAATCATGACTTTCGCCTTTGACGAAATAATCA